GAACTTTCGACAACATGCGAAAACCTGAGCCAGTCTTCACTAGGGAAATTTCTCTAAGTGAAGACATGACAAATCAAGTTCCACCAACACCAACTTCTAATGACATATCAAGTGCCATAGCAGAAGCAATGACAGTGTTGTATCCGTCGCTTGAGGGAAGACGCACCGCCGTAGTTGACATCTACGATGTCAACTCTGAAAGAACAATACAAGTCAATGCCTCTCTTCCCACTAAAGCAGCCTCAAAACAAGTGGTATCAAATCCTATGGTAGTAGGCGGCCTTACATCAGATCCTTTCAACTACAAGAAGACTATGCCCTCAGAGTTGAAGCTACCTCCAGGAACAAAGCTTAAAGGCTATAAAAGGGAACCAAAGAGAGCTGACAAGTTGGTTGAAAAGGCAAGGATGATAGAGGAAGATGGAAAGAAACCCTCTGTTGTACCCTGCATGAGACAATTGAACGATCATTACAATAGAGCTCCAGACAAAGTAGCCGAATCTTTTCCCTTGAAAGAGCCTACTAAGGTTGTCAAAGACATCCTTTTCAGTGAGGTCGGCTGTTCACAAGAGCATGTCGACTACATGTCAGAATCCATTGAAAAGGGCACCAGAACGTATCACAATGCAAGCGGTGGTGATAACAGACTGATGCATTACCAGCACTCAAGAATGGAAAAGTTCGACGATGTCACTGAAGAATGCATGGACTTTGCTGTGTCCATAGTAGGGAAGCATTGGGATACGCTTGGATGCATGTCACATTCACGTGACCCTTCAAAGATTACCAGGGACGAAGTATCGAAATTGTGCACACGAGGTTCAGCTGGTGAGTACGGGTTCTTTGGAATAAAATCAAGAAATGATGATGCTTTCATTGATATAGCCCACAAATACTTGCAAAACTTTGCAGTTGTGGCAGATGCATTGAGAGAACATTCCTACGTGGATGTTAGGTCAATAAACGTTTCATCAATAGTTCCAGTTTTCTTGAAAAGCGAGTCAAAACTTATGAAAGAAGTCGAAGACATAGATGGAGTTGTTGAATATGTTGTTCCTGACGCAAGGATCATATTTAATGTATCTCCATTGAGTTACGTTCTTTCAAAATATCTTTTCAATGATTTGACAGATACCCTGATGGAGAGAGACATGACCTTTGGTCCAGGCTATGGTACCAGCAGAGGGACAGATGACAAGATAATGACATATCTTGAGTGCCATTTTCCAGGGAAAAACATC